CTGGGCACTATTGAGCGCGATGGCCACTACATCCCTGAGATCACTGACACCATCCGCCGCGCCCTAGAGGCCCTGCCCAATGACTGACTCCACCCCCGTCAACTGGCGAGCGCTGTGCGCTGAGCTGCTGGCTGGCGCTGATGAATACACCGGGATGAATCCCTACATGAGGCTGGATAACGCCATGAAGGCTGCCCGCGCCGCCCTGGCCCAGCCCGAGCCGCAGGGGCCGAGTGACAAAGAGCTGCTGGAGTTGATGCCCGAGACCATGCGGGATGAGTTCAGCTACGCGGCCAATGTCTGCAGTGATGCAATGGGCGGCAGGGTGAAGCCAGGCATCTTCCGCGTGGCACTCAACACTGCTGCACTGGAATACGCCCATGCCGTCCTCACCCGCTGGGGGCGCCCCGCCATCAAGCCGGTGCCGGTGAGCGAGCGCTTGCCGGGGCCGGAGGATTGTGATGCGGAGGGGAGGTGCTGGCTACTCACTGTTGAAGATGACTATCCCCAGTGGCGGCTGCATTCCATCCAAGGCGCTCAGCCTGGTGGGGCAATGATCTGGGTGCCGGTGGACAATGACAACGGCGCGATGGTGGATTGCTTCTACACATCCCACTGGCTCCCCCACCACGCGCTGCCGGTGCCGCAGCAGGAGGCAGGGCAATGAAAGCCCTCATCGACACCGAGGTGTACCTCTACCGGGCTGCTGCGGCCTGCGAGTACGAGGCGGAATGGGCGCCGGATGACTGGACCTACCTCTGCCGCCACGGCGATGCGCAGGCCCTGTTCCAGGATTCCATCGGCGAGATCCGCGACACCCTCCCCGACCACACACCCGTGCTGGTGTTCAGCGATCGGGTGTCATTCAGGTATGGCGTGTGGCCCCAGTACAAGGCCAACCGCAAGAAGTACCGCAAGCCAGCCGGCTACCGGCATCTGGTGGAGTGGGTGGACAAGGCCGGCCCGGCCCGTGGCTGGCAGGTGATGCGCCTCCCCGACATCGAGGGCGACGACGTGCTGGGCGTGCTCTACGAGGAGGGCGACGTGATCGCCTCGATCGACAAGGACATGCTCACCCTGCCGGGCCTCCACTTGAGGGATGGCGAGGTGCTGGAGGTGAGCCGGCTGGAGGCCGACCGCAACTTCTACGGGCAGGTGCTCACCGGTGACACCAGCGACAACTACCCCGGCTGTCCTGGCTATGGCCCCGTCACTGCCGAGAAGGCCCTGGCTGGATGCACAACAGAGGTGCAGATGTGGGCCGAGGTGCTCAAGGCCTACGAGAAGAAGGGCTTCGGGGAGGCCTACGCCATCACCCAGGCCCGCTGTGCTCGCATCCTTCGGGCCGGCGAGTACGACATGGAGACCCGCACTCCCCTGCTGTGGAGTCCCCCGGTAGCCTGAGACTGCTCTCCACCTGTGCAGTTGTGCTGCAGCCGATCGTTACCGACGAGCTGATGCAGAAGTTGAGGGATGTCTTCCCTGATGTCCCCAGCCGGTCGATGTCCCATCGGGAGATTGATCACTGGATTGGCACACAGGAAGTAATCGGCTACCTGGCCAAGCTGCAGGCCGAGCAACAGGCCAACCCCCTCGATTTGGAGGAGCTCTGATGTGCTCTGGTGGAGGCGGTGGAGGTGGCGTCATCACGATGCCCGACACCGGCGCCTACGACCGCATGGCAAACATGCAGCTGGAGGCCATTCGCGCCACCCAGGACAGCGCGGCCAAGCTCAAACAGCAGGAGCTGAACCAGGCGATGGCGGCTCAGCAGCAGGTGCTCGCTGACCTGCGCGATGTCAAGACGCAACGCGCGAACGACGTGGCTGCCAATGCCGCACGGATGGCTGCGCTGATGGGGGCCCCACCGCCGGAGAAGGCTGCATCTGCGCCTGTCGTCGGCTCGGATCGAGCTGGCATGGCCCGGGCCCAGGGCAAGAAGGGCCTGCGCATTGACCGGGCCACGGCCACCACGGCGGGCATGGGCACCGGCCTGAACATCACCACAGGAGGAGCTTGACCATGTGCTTTGGATCCCAACCCCAGGCGCCACAGGTGGTTTACAGCGGGCCGAGCCAGGCTGACCTGGAGGCAAACAACCGCTCGCTGGAGACCTACCGGCAGCAGTCGATGGCCCAGCAGCAGCAGTTCGCCACGCAACTGCAGCAGCAGATCGACGCGGCCAATGCCACGGCGGCGCAGAAGAAGGCTGAGCTGGAAGCCGAGATGGCTGCAGCTTCGGCCGGTGCAGCAGCGCAGCAGCAGGCGGCCTATGCCGTCACCACCACACAGAGCGATCCGGTTGCGGCCCAGACCACCACGGCACCGAAAAAGAAAGACAAGGCCAAGGGCACGCTGAAGATCGCCTCTGGTGCTACGGCCATGAGTGAAGGCTCCGGCCTCAACATCGGAGTCTGACCATGTGCAGCGGCGGCAACAGGCGCAAGGCAATGGAGCAGCAAGCAGCTGCAGAGCGCGAAGCGCGGCGGCGAAACGAAGAAGCTGCCAGGCAGCAGGCTCTAATGCAAGCCGCCGTGGCAGCGCAGCAAGCCGAGATGCAGCGGCTGCAGAGCGAGCAGGCCAAGGCCTACGCCAACCAGCAGCAGCAGGTGGTCGCACTGCAGGAGCAGGAGCAACAGCAGCTTGCCCAGATCCAGCAGATGCAGGACGCCACCAGCACGGTGGGCACCTCGCTGCGGATCCTGGCCAACCAGCAGCAGACCCAGGCACCCACGGCACAGCAGACCAGAGGGCGGACTGCGGCCGGTGCCCGCACCACCAGCCCAACCGCAAGCCTGCGCATCGGCTCATCGGGCCGTGGCACGGGTGTTGGCGTGAACCTCGGAGGCTGAGATGAGCTGCTCAAAGCGATACCGGTCCCTCGAAGGCGACCGCAACTACTACCTGGAGAGGGCCCGCTCAGCAGCGCGGCTCACCCTGCCGTACCTGATCCCCCTCAGCGACGAGTACACCTCCCACCAGAACGAGACTTTCTCCCACCCGTGGAATGGCATCGGTGCCAGAGGCGTTCACAACCTGGCCAGCCGCCTGAGCTTGGCCCTGTTGCCGCCGACTGAGACGTTCTTCCGCTTCACCATCGACGAGATGGAGATGGCGAAGAACGAGCAGCAGCTGGCTGCTCAGGGCGCCAGCCCGGAGGGGCTGGGCAAGGCCAAGAGTGAGTTCGATCTGGCGCTGGCCCAGCTTGAGCGGGCGGTGCTGCGCTCCATCGAGACCTCCAACGATCGGGTGGCGGTGCACGAAATGATCATGCACCTGCTGGTGAGCGGCAACGCGCTGCTCTACGTCAGCGAGAAGGGGCTGAAGTGCATCCACCTCAACCGCTACGTGTGCCGGCGCGACCCGATGGGCAACCCCATCGAGGCGATCGTCTGCGAGGAGCTCTCGGTGGAAAGCCTGCCGGAGAAGGTGCGGGCACTGCTGGAGGAGGCCGACGGTGAAGTGACAGGCATCGTCGAGTCGGAAGACGACGAGATGACGCCGGAGTACGAGCGCACCGTGCGGCTCTACACCCACATCGAATGGGAGGGCAGCAAGGTCAAGTGGTATCAGGAGGTCAAGGGCAAGGAGATCCCCGGCACCAGCGGCACCGCCAGCGCCACCGAATCGCCCTGGCTGCCGCTGCGGATGTACCGCATCGACGGCCATGACTACAGCCCCGGGTACGTGGAGGCGGCGTGCATCGCTGACCTGCAGACCGCTGAGGCCCTGAGCCAGGCCATTGCCGAGGGCGCCCTGGTGAGCGCCCAGGTGAAGCACCTGGTCAAACCCAGCGGCATCGCCAACCCGAAGAAGCTGGCCGAGGCCCCGAACGGCGCCTACCTACCGGGCAACCCCGACGACGTGACCACCATCCAGGTCAACAAGGCGCAGGATCTGAGCGTGGCGATGCAGGGCCTGGCCCGGATCGAGGCCCGCCTCAGCCAGGCCTTCATGCTCGCGGACGTGCGCGATTCCGAGCGCACCACCGCCGAGGAGGTGAGGCTGCAGGCGCTGCAGATCGAGAACAGCCTCGGCTCGATCTACGCCATCCTCACCACCGAGTTCCAGCAGCCCTATGTGGCGCGGAAGCTGGCGATCCTGACCAGCAAGGGCAAGCTCCCCACGCTGCCCAAGGATCTGGTCAAGCCGGTGGTGAGCGTGGGCCTGGCGGCCGTGGGCCGGGGCAACGACCTGGAGAAGACCGCCCGGTTCATGACGATCCTCCAGCAGACGCTGGGGCCCGAAAACATCGCCACCTACGTGCTGCCGTCTGAGCTGATCCGCCGGCTTGCTGGCGCGATGGGGATGGATCTCATCGGTCTGGTCAAGACCGACGAGCAGCTGGCCCAGGAACAGCAGCAGCAGCAGCAGATGGCGATGGCCCAGCAGGCGATGGCGGCCGGCATGGCCGACCCGCAGAAGCTGGCCAACGCCGCCGCCACCGCCCAGGAGGTGGCCGCACCCCAACCCACTGAACAACCCGCATGACCACCACCACCGACAGCACCGCCGATCTCAGGGCCCTGGTTGGCCCCGGCCAGGAGGATGTCTTCGATCAGTTCCTGGCTGAGGTCAACGAGCAGGAGGCCGAGATCGCCGCGGCCGAGCAGGGCCAGGCCGACGAGGGCGAGGATGAGCAGCTGCTGGCCGGCAAGTTCAAGAGCACCGAGGAGCTGGAGAAGGCCTACCTCGAAGCGCAGAAGCTGATCAGCAGCCGCGGCCAGCAGCCGGCGCCCGAACCCGCCGCCGGCCCCACGCCTGAGCAGTACACCCCCGAGCTGGGCAAGCAGCTCTATGGCGACACGGTGGCCACCGCCATCGAGGCCGCGCAGATCAACCCGCTGGAGATGGCCCAGAAGGTCTACGCCGGCCAGGACGTGAGCGGCTACGTCGATGCGCTGGTGGAGAAGGGGGGCCTGCCCCGCGAGGTGGTGGACACCTACCTGCAGGGGATCAAGCCCAAGTCGGCTGCGGCGGTCGATGGTTCGGGCGCGTCCCTTTCCGACACGGACGTGGCCGAACTGAAGGCCCTGGTGGGCGGCGAGCAGGAGTTCCAGCAGCTCAGCCAGTGGGCCATCGCCAACCTCAGCGCCGAGGATCTGGCCGACTACAACGCGGCGGTGGACAGCGGCAACAAGGCCGTGGCCCGTTTCGCCATCAAGCAGCTGCAGGTGCGGGCGTCCGGCCAGCGCCAGGGCGGCGAACCTGAGCTGATCGGCGGCGGCAAGCCAGCGATGGCTGACGTGTTCGAGAGCGATCAGCAGGCGATTGAGGCGATGCGCAAAACCAACAGCAAGGGCCAGCGCCTCTACAACGTCGATCCGAAATACCGGGCCTGGTACGAGAAAACCTTGCAACGCTCAAATGTGTTTCAGTAACATCCGGGCATGAGTTGTTCTGCACAGGTGCAACTGTCCGGGCCTCCTTAGGGAGATACCCCGTGATGGCCAGGCCAGTGGGCAGGAGCTCGCAACCCCAATCGGCCAATGGCCACCGCTAATCTCGACCGTCTTGGTCAAATCAAAGGAACGGGTGCAGTAGACGCCCTGTTCCTCAAGCTCGGCATGACCGAGCTGCTTGATGCCTTCGATCGCGCTTGCGTGATGAAGGGCAAGGTCAAGGAGCGCAACATCCGTGGCGGCAAGTCCGCTGCCTTCCAAATCAGCGGCAGGGCTGAGGCGGCTTACCACGTCCCCGGTCAGCCGATCCTTGGCGCCACCAACTCTCCTGGTGATCGCAACGAGTACATCATCAACCTCGATGGTCTGCTGATCGCGGATTCCGTGATCTACGACCTCGACGAGCTGCAGAACTACGTTGATGTCCGCCAGGACGAGACCCATCAGCTCGGCCAGGCCCTGGCGCGGGAGTGGGATCGACGCGCGTTCCGCGTGCTCTACACCGCTGCCAAGACCACCACTGAGCCCCTGGCGAAGGCTGGCAACGCCGGTCGCATCGGTCAGAGCCAGACCCTTTCTGCGGGCTACGCCACGGCCACCAACAGCGCCAAGGGCGATGAGCTGATCGCCAAGATCGCAGCTCTGAAGGTCTCGATGCAGAAGAAGGATGTCCCCACGGACAACCTGCTCTGCGTCGTGGGTCCCGACGAGTACGACTACCTGCTGGATTCGACCCGTGCCGTTAACACCGACTTCAACGGTGAGTCGGCCAACGGCTCTTTCTCCAGCGGTCGCATCCTGCGCGTGAAGGGGATCCCGGTGATCATGTCCAACCATGTCACCCAGGCTGCTTACACCAACGGCACCTACGACAAGAACACTGCCTACCAGGCAGACCTGTCGAAGAACCGGGCCATCGTGTTCCACCGCGATGCCATCGGTGTGCTGACCCTGCGGCAGCCCCGACTGCAGATCACCCCGACCGGCGGTGACTTCAACATCATGTACCAGGCCCACCTGTTCGTGGCCTCCATGGCGATTGGCATGGGGATCCTGCGGCCCGAGTGCGCTGGCGTGATCGAGGTGCCCTAGCCTTAGGCGGGCAGAGAACTCCGGGGCCCCCTGTTTCGGCAGGGGGCTTTTTTGTGCCCGCCGATAGCATGAGTGCTGCACCTGTGGAGTGCTCATGGGCCTCGCCAATCAGGCACTGACGCCAGGGCGGACAACCCTGCTGGAGGCGGTGAACATCTGCCTGCAGAACATCGGCGAGCAGCCGGTCAACAGCCTGGAGAACCAGCAGATCGTCGAGGCGACGATGGCTGAGCGCACCATCCTGGAGTTCCACAAGGAGGGGCAGACCCGCGGCTGGAGCTGGAACACGGAACCGGGCTACGAGTTTGTCAAGGACAGCAGCACCAAACAGATCGTGGTGCCGGCCAACGTGGTGAGCTGGGCCACCGATCCCTATGAGTGGGACGGTCGCTTCCAGCTGCGGGGCCAGAAGGTCTACGACCTGGAGAAGCGCACCTACACCCTGGGCGCCGACATCAGCTCGCTCAAGGCGGATGTGGTGTGGCTGCTGGCCTGGGATGAGTGCCCGGAGGCCTTCAACCGGTGGGTGACGATCCGCTCGGCCCGGGTGTTCAGCGACCGGGTGCTGAGCAGCGATGCGATCTTCAAGTACACCGCCCTCGATGAGCAGTCCGCCCTGGTGGAGCTGCAGCGGGTGGAGATCGAGCAGGCCCAGCCCAACAGCCTGACCGGGGGCCCTGGGCTGCGGCCGTTCCCCACCTACTCGCCAGGGCTGGGGCTGCTGGGCCGGGGCCGGGGGTATCGCCTTGGCTAACCTCGTCTCCTACACCATCCCCAACCTGATCCAGGGGATCTCGCAGCAGCCGGATGCGCAGCGGGATCCCAGCCAGGGGGAGGTCCAGATCAATGCGATGAGCTCCCTGGTGGAGGGGCTGCGCAAGCGGGAGAGCACCCAGGTGGTGGCCAAGGTCAGCACCAGCAGCTTCGGCGATGTCTACTTTCACCAGATCCTGCGGGATTCGGGGGAGAAATACCTGGTGGTGATCGGCAAGACCGCCATCAAGGTGTTCGACCTGGACGGCAACGAGAAGACGGTCAACGCCCCCTACGGCTACGGCTACCTGTCCACGGTGGTGAGCGCCAAGACCGACATCCGGGCGGCCACCATCGCCGACTACACCTTCATCAGCAACACCAAGAAGGTGCCGGCGATGGATGCGGCGGTGGCGCCGGCCACGGCCCGCCCTGCTGCCCATGAGGCGCTGGTGTGGGTGAAGGCGGCCAACTACGGGCAGACCTACAAGGTCAACGTGAACGGCACCCTGGCCAGCGTGCAGACCGCTGTTGCGCCGGTGGTTGTCACGGGCACGACGACCACTGAGAACCGGATCAGCGCCGAGGACATCGCCGCCAGCCTCAAGACGGGGCTCTCATCGGTGAGCGGGGTGACGATCACCCAGAAGGGATCAGTGCTGCACCTGACCAGCAGCAGCGCGATCACGGTGTCGGCCACGGATGCCAGGGCCAATGCCGACATCACGGCGATCACCAGCAGCGTGCAGGCCTTCACCGAGCTGCCGACCATCGCACCCACCGGCTACCAGGTGGAGATCGTTGGCGACCCGGGCAACAAGTTCGACGGCTTCTACGTGCAGTTCGTTCCGCGGGGCGGCGCCGGGACGTTTGGCGAGGGGAGCTGGCAGGAAACGGTGAGCCCCGGCGTTGAGTACAAGATCGACCCGGCGACGATGCCGCATCTGCTGGTGCGGCTGAGCACCGGCCAGTTCTATTTCGGCCCGGCCAACGGCAGCACCCAGAGCGGCAACGTGATCCCCAGCTGGGGGCAGCGTGGCGCTGGCGACTACGACACGGCGCCGGATCCCAGCTTCATCGGCTATCCCATCCAGGACGTGTTCATCTACAAGAACAGGTTGGGGTTCCTGGCCGACGAGAACGTGATCCTCAGCCGGGCGCGGGACTTCTTCGAGTTCTTCCCCGAGACGGTCACGGCGGTGCTGGACAGCGACCCGATCGACCTGACGGCCAGCAACAACCGGGTGTCGATCCTGCGCTATGCGATCCCCTACCAGGACGAGCTGATCATCTTCAGCGATCAGATCCAGTTCCGCTTCAACGCGGCCGAGACGATCCTGACCCCATCGAGCGCTGTGATCACGGTGCTCACCCAATACGAGATCGACCCGAACTGCCGGCCGATCCCGGTGGCGGGCACGATCATCTTCTGCCAGGCCAATGGCCAGTGGAGCCAGTTCAGGGAGTTCAGCGTGCGCGGCGCCGGCACCGCCCTGGTGGCTGATGCCTCCGATCTCACCGGCTACGTGAGCAGCTACATCCCCGCGGATGTGTTCAAGCTCACCGGCAACGACACCGGCAATGCCTGGTTCGCCATCTCCAGCAAGAGCGGCTTCGCTGATCGGATCTACGTCTACAAATACTTCTACCGGAACTCCGGCGGCGGGGCAGAGCGGGCCCAGAGCAGCTGGAGCCACTGGCAGCTCAATGGCGCTGATCGGATCCTCTCGATCCTCTGCGTGCAGGAGGTGATGTACCTGCTGGTGGAGTACGGCACGGAGGTGTGGCTGGAGAAGATGCCCGTCGCTGATCGCCTCAGCGATGCCACCCCCAGCCCCTACCCGCTGCTGCTGGACCGGCGGGTGTCCACCACAACGGCTACACCGGCGGCGATCCGGGTGGCGGCCGGCACCTACAACGCCACCACCAAGCAGACCACCTGGACGCTGCCGTACACGATCAAGGCCCCCACCCAGGCCTGGTCCGGCTACGGGCCGACGACCAACGGCGGGGTGCTGCTCGGTGAGGCCAGCAGCGGCAACCAGATCGTGGCCCGGGGCAACTGGTCGGGTGCCGATGTGTTCTTCGGCGAGGCCTACGACTTCGTGTACCGGTTCACCCGGTTCAAGCTCTACAAGGAGGTGGGGGGCGGCAAGGCGGCAGCGAACGTCGAGCGCACCCAGGTGCGTCACGCCAAGCTCCGCTACCACGAAACCTCCTTCTTCGAGGTCCGGGTCATGGCCGAGCGCCGTGACATGGCCGTCTACAAGTTCGACGGCACGGTGCTCGGCAGCCGCAACTCAACGCTGGGGTCAGCGATGCCAGGCGGCTACGACCCGGAGACGAAGCGCTACTTCGAGGGGGTGTTCCAGATCCCGATTGCCAGCAAGGGGGAGAACTGCATCGTTGAGCTCCACAACGACACGGTGCATCCCTGCAAGTTCAGCACCTGCGAGTGGGTGGGCCTGCTGACCAGCCAAGCGAGGAGCCTGCAATGAACTGGTCTGACCCAACACCTGCACGGGTGCAGCGCATTGCGAAAATGCTGCGGTATCAGGATCGGCTTGAAGTGCTCTACAGCCATTCGGTGACTGGAGAAGAGGCCGTCTACGACAGCTGGCGATCCAGCTCGATCTGCCGTTGCATAGATGCAGATGATGGCAAGGCGGTGGGGATCTGCGGTGTGAATGGATCGCTGATCTGGCTGCTGGGCACCGATGAGCTTCTGGCCACGGCCAGCCATCGCCGGCAGTTCATCCGCGGCGGCCGGCAGTGGGTGGATGGCTTGGTGGCTGACGGCCACAGCTTCTTGGAGAACTGGGCGCTGGCCAGCAACAGGGCCACGCTGCGGTGGCTGCAGCACCTGGGCTTCACCGTTGATACCCCGGCGCCGCTGGGGCGCAGCTGCCAGCTGTTCTGCCACTTCTGGAGGGAGGGCTGATGGATCCTTTCTCGATTGCGTTTGGGGTTGCCAATGCTGGCCTGGGGATCCTCGGCGCCAGCGCCACTGCCAAGGCCCAGCAGCAGGCGTATCTGGACCAGACGGCATTTCAGGATGCCAACAACAAGTTCGCGCAATGGCAGGCCGGCTTTAACGCACGGCTGACTGATGCCAATGCCCAATACAAATACTGGGCCGAGACTGTCAATTACAACCAGCAGTTGGCTTATACCAACTCGCTGCGAAACTTCGAGCTGATCAAGAGCATCCGCCAGGCTGAGGTGGTGGGGCAGACCCGGACGGCGGCCGGCGCGGCCTACGTGCAGGACAGCGACGCCATCAGCCAGGCCTACCAGGAGGCCTCGATGCAGGAGGCCGTGGCGATGCAGCAGTACCGCTGGCGGGCGCTGCAGGCCCGGGCCTCGGTGCAGGCCATGAACCAGGAGGGCCGGTCAGTGGATCGGATCGTCAACGACTACGCCCGCCAGCAGGGCGATTACGAGACGCTGCAGCAGATCAACCAGGGCATCCGCACCCGGCAGTACAGCCGCGAGCAGGCAGGCCAGGTGGCGCAGTACCTGAACCGGTGGAACAGCCAGCAGTTCTACGAAGAGCAGCCTTACATCGACCCGATTGCACCGTTCGCGCCGCTGCCAACGCTGCTCACGCCGGCACCACCATCCATGACCGGCGCAGCCCCGAGCGGTGCGGCCAGCGCCCTGAACATCGGCACCGCCCTGCTGAGCGGGGTGCAGTCGGGCATCTCGCTTGCCGGGAAGTTGGACGCTTTGAAAACCCCATCTGGCAGCACAGGGCCAGGCACCACAAAGCTGGCCTTCAGCGGCATCAACCTTCTGAGCTGATCAATGGCAGACAGGAATCTCCCTCTTGGTCAGATCACGCCGGTGGCGCGGCCGATCGGTGCGTTTGTGCAGGCGGCCCAGTCGCAGCCGGCGGCCCCTGCTCGCCCTGTTCAGCTTGACAACCCACTGGGGATCAGCACGATCCAGACGCAAAGCTCTGGCAACGTCGCTGGCTACAACCAGTTCGAGCAGCTGGCCACGGCGCTGGCGCCCTTCAGCAAGTCGCTGACGACCATGGCCAGCGAGGGCTATGTGGGCCTGCGCAAAGGCCAGATCGAGGAGGGCTACTACGCCGAGCTGAAGAACCAGCGGGCCAAGGGAATGATGTCCCTGCAGGTGCAGGCCGAGGCCGGTGCCGCCGATGCCGCCAGCCAGATCGGGCAGCTGCAGAAGGTGGACCCGGTGGCGGCGCAGCTGCTGAACGAGTCGAACCCGTGGAAGCTGATCGGCCGGCGGCGGGCCCTGGCCCAGCTGGCTGGTGCCGAGATCGAGAACACCCTCGAGGACGACCTGACGGCCAATGCTGGGCTGCTCAGCACGCTCAAGCCGGAGAGCCCCGAGCTCACCAAGCGCCAGGTGCAGCTCACCTCCCAGGTGTTGGGCCGCTTCCAGCTCAGCGGCGACGAGCCGGAGGTGCAGTTCTATGTGACCCCCAAGCTCAATCAGGCCTGGGACGCCTACCGGGAGAAGCAGCGGAAGTTCTACGACGACGCGGTGGAGGAATCCACGCGCAACACCACGGTGGCCGCCACAGCGGCAACGGTGGAGGAGATGCTCACCAAGGGCATCACCATCAATGGCGTCACTTATCAGAAGGGTTCACCGGAGTGGATTCAGTACGGCGGTGCTGCGCTGACCTATGGCCTCGACCAGCAGCTGAGGCTGCTGCCGCCTGATGCCCGCAAGCGGACGGTGCAGTTCCTGCGCGAGCAGATCATCGGCACCTTTGGCGGCGACCCACTGGCGGGCTCGCTGTTGCAGAACGTCCGCGCTGGCGACCCCTCGATGCCGTTTGAGAAGCGGCCCACCTGGGGGGCAATGGCCCCACTGGAAACGCTGGAGCTGCAGGTGCGCGGCCAGGAGGCGGCACAGAAGACCTACGACCTGCGGCAGAAGGGTGTTGAGCAGCAGCTCGATCGCCTTTGGTACGACGGGCCAGGGAAGCTGGACCCTGCCGACCCGGCCTATCCGTCTGCGCTGCTGGAGTTCCGCAACCAGTCGCTGGGCATGGGCTACCTCACCCCCGAGGAGTACATCTCGCGGCGGGCCAAGGACCAGAGCGCCTTCACCCAAGTGGTGCGCCCACCCGATCCATTCGTGGTGGACGACTTCATCGTGCAGCTCGAGCAGGTGGCGCCCGGCGCCTGGACCGACGACCCCAACTCCTACAAGAACGCGCTGCAGCAGGCCCGGCAGATCGCCAGCCTGAACCCCACCCCCGAGGGGCGCCGCGAGGACTACCAGCGGATGGTGGCGGCCATCAACAAGGCGCGGGACTCGGCCGGCGAGTTCGACACCGGCGTGAAGGAGAAGGTCACTGCGGCGGTGCTGCAGGACCTCGACAGCCAGGCCGTGCGCGAGATTAAGAGCCAGCAGAAGGTGAACGGCCGCAGCGGTGATGCCCTGGCCCAGGTGGTGGCCCAACAGCTCGCCGGCGGCGCCACGGCCACGGCGGCCATCTCAGCGGCGTACCAGAACACCAAGCTCACCGCCGCCGCCAACCGGCTCACCAACCTCTATGAGCGGGCGCTGTCCACGGCCATCCGCAACTGGAAGGCTGAGCGCCCTGGGCAGGTGATGAGCCCAGCGGCCCGCAGCGTGGTGACGGCCGAGGCCGAGGCCGCGGTGCGCAAATCGCCCGAGTGGATCAAGGCCATGACCGAGCTCACCGGCCGCAAGCCTGGGGAGGTGGGCCAGGGCAAGGTCGGCACCGATCCCAAGGCAGCCCGTGGGGTGCCCCAGGCCGGCGCCAAGACGCTCTCCGACGAGACGATCCGCACCTATCAGCAGCGGCCGGTGATGGATGGCCGCTGGCTGCGCTCAGAGCTGGTGAAGTTGCAGGGCAACAAGCCGGTGAGCCCCGAGCTCTACAACCTGGCCAAGCGGGCCAACACCAGCACGTACCGCTATCTGCTTGAGCAGCTGCGGTTCTATCCCGCGCTGGATCCAGGCGGCGATGCGAAGCGCTGGCTGCAGGAGAAGGTGAAGCAGCAGCGGGCCAACAACACGGTCTCCAGCAACCAGCTGCCCAGCTTCCAGGGCACGGGGCTGGGGATGGTGCCGGCGGGCTACAACCCGCTGCGGGCTGGTGGCTGGCTGATGCGGATGTTCACGCCACCGGTGGCTGCTGCCACACTCGATTCACAAGGGGGCGGCCGGTATGGCGGAGGCCCTTTTATGGATAGCGGCGCGTGGGCCACAGGCCCGGCCCAGCCGGTCAGCCACCCTGAAACGGGCAGCGGCTTCACAGTGCCGGGGGCCAGGGATGCGAACGGCCGGCCGGTGGTGTTCAGCCAGGCCGCTGCCAACTCCTTCGCCGCGATGATGCGCGACTCCGGCGGCCAGGTGCGGGCGGCAGACATCGCCAGCGCCAAACGCACCGAGGCCAAGAACCGTGCGGTGGGTGGTGTTGGTGGTTCGCAGCACCTGGATGGCAACGCCATGGACATCCATGGCAGCTCGATCAACTGGATCAGGAAGAACGGAGCCCGCTACGGCTGGTATGTCAACGACTACAGCGGCTCCCACGGCGGGCATGTGGAGTTCCGCGGCAGCGGGGCCATGGCCTCCGCCTCGCCGACCACCCGCCGAGGGGGCGGCCTGACCGGCATCGCTACGTACTACACCGGCAGCGGCGGCTCGGATGGTGTGGCCGGCGGCCCCACGGCGAACGGTGAGATCTACGACCCCAACAAGATGACCGCCGCCGTGCAGTGGTCGCTGCGCGGCAGGTTCTTGAACAAGTGGGTCACGGTGGAAGACCTCGACACCGGCCGCTCGGTGCGGGTGTGGGTCAACGACGTGGGCCAGATGGGCGGCAGCGAGCGCTCGATCAGCCGCTCGGATCCACGGGTGATTGATCTCTCTCCAGCTGCCTTCCGGCGGCTGTTCGGCAGCACCCAACGCGGCATGGGCCGCATCCGCATCAAAGGAGTGAACTGATGCCCGCGTTCAACCTGGCCCCAATCGAAGACGACGCGGCGTTTGAGCCCGTCGTGCCCACTGCACCGGCCGCAGCTGGTGGTGGTGGCAGCGCACCTGCCAAGCCGGCTTCCGGTGCCCGCCCCAAGCCCACACGGGCGGACATGGAGAAGCGACTGGAGAACAACCTGGGCCCGCTGAAGCCGCTGGGGCAGTTCATCAACGTGCTCGCCTCGCCGGACACCAAGGCCGGGATCGTCGTTGGCCCCATCAATGCCATCAGCAAGCTGGGCAACGCCATCGGCGACCTGGTGCAGCTCAAGCCTTTGCATGGGGGCCGGGGCTTGATGAACGCCGACTGGTCGCAAATCGACCCGAAGGATGCCTGGACCATCCCCGATGCAACGGCGCGGCAGCTCAACCCGTTCCGCCTTTTCCGCGGGCAGGAAGTCACCCCGGCGGACCAGCCGGGCCTGCAGGTTGGTGGCGCGATCGGTGCCGAGATCCTGGGCGCTGTCACCGGCACGTCGCTGATCCGGCGTGTTGGGCAGCTGGCCCAGGTGAAGCGTGCGGCCGACGCCCTGAAGGCCACCCGCGCTGTGCGCGGGCTGGCTGTGGCGCAGCGTGCCAACCCGGCGCTGCGTCGGACCCTCAAGGCTGGCGAAGCGATTGGAGGCATCCTTGGAAGCACCGCGCTAGCAGCGCCATTCATTGATCAGGACGGCGGCAATTCCGCCAACCTGCCTGACAATTTCAAGTTTGATTTTGCCGATAGCAAGGGGATTCCGTTTGTTAGGGCGGTCAACCCGCCTCGCGGAGCTGTAGACGCGCAAGGAAATTGGACTGGCGCAATTATCCCTGGCGAAACCGGGATTCGACTCCCATTCAGAAACGAAGATACCGACAATTACTTAACAAAGTTCGGCAAAGGCTTGGTGGCCGACACCTTGTTCGGAACCCTGATTGGCATGGGCGCTGCGGCGTTGATTCCGGCCGTGCGGAAAGGGATGTTTGGCGGTGGCGTCGAGTGGATGGATGAGCTCGCCGATCAAGAACTGGCGCCCTACATGTACCGGGGCACCGATGCCCCCCAGCTGCCGCCGGGGAGCGACATCCCCCAGCTGCCGAGTGCGCAGATGCAGGCCGCTGCTGGCGGGGGCCCGATCACGCCGGCACGGATCG